GTATGCGTAGAGCAGCGCGGAAGCGCAGGACAGCCCGGACAAGACGCGTCTCCCTCCTTCCGGACAGGGGCGTGATCTGGGCGACTGGCCGCCGTAAGCGGGCATTTCAACATCACCAGACATTCAGCAGGCCGCATCGGCCAGGCCCGCCCCGCCAGCGGGCCACACACCAATCATCGGCATCAAACACCAGAGCAAAACCGGGGGCTTACACCGGGGATGGCTGGTGCTGCCTGCTGAGCGTCTGGATCAACCGGAGATAGACATGCAGCCCATCATCAATCATCGGTTTCTGCTGGCCCGGCGACGCGCCGCGCGTTACGGAATCGGTCTGGAAGCGCCGGCATACGTCAGAAAGCACCTGACGCCCAAGGTCGAAATCGGCAGTAATCGGGATCCGGCCATGCCGATCGAGATCAGCCCTTCCATCCACACGCCGCCGCGGCGCCGCCTCGACCGCTATGACGTCGTAGGCGTGATCGCGTTGGCCTGCTTCGTCTGCATCTTTTTCGTCGGGGCGTGACCATGCGGCTCAACGACATGACAACCCTGGGCGACATCAACGGGGCATGCCGGTCCTGGGAGCAGCCCTGGGTCGGTGGGCCCGACTTCGACGATGCCGAGGAAACAGGCTCCGAAGCCACGACCGAGGGCGTGCTGGCGGTCCTGCGCGGCGAATCCGCAGAGGACGAAGAGGGCCGGGATTACGGGGTCCTGGACCAAACCGGCCTCTTGACCGCGTGCCTGGCCGAAATTGCCCTGGACTGGCACGCCCGGGCCGAAATGATCGAACTGCTGGCGAAGAACCAGGGCGCCTATCCGGCTGCCCAGGCGGTGCTGCAGAAATACCTGAACCGAATGATTTGATGACTTGAGGACGACATGAGCACAGCTCTGCAGAAACTGACCACCACGCTGGCCGAAAAACTTGACATGGGCGATGGCGCCGGTTTGATCGACACACTGAAGGCAACGGCGTTCAAGGGCCAGGTTTCCGACGCTCAGATGACCGCGCTGCTGGTGGTCGCCAACCAATACGGCTTGAACCCCTGGACGAAGGAAATCTACGCCTTCCCCGACAAAAACAACGGCATCGTGCCCGTGGTAGGCGTCGATGGTTGGTCGCGCATCATCAACACGCACCCGCAGTTCGATGGCATGGATTTTGGCCAAGACGCCGATAGCTGCACCTGCATCATCTACCGCAAGGACCGCAGCCACCCGATCAAGGTCACGGAATACATGGACGAGTGCAAGCGCGGCACCGGACCTTGGCAATCCCACCCAAAGCGCATGCTTCGGCACAAGGCCATGATCCAGTGTGCCCGCCTAGCGTTTGGCTATGGCGGGATCTATGACCAAGACGAGGCCGAACGCATTGTCGAGAGCGAAGAACGCGACATGGGGGCCGCCCAGATTGTGCGCCGGCCGGCCGCCCTGCCCGACTACACCGACGCACAGTTGCAGGAAAACAGCCAAGCCTGGCGCGATGCGTTCGACTCCGGCAAGGCAACGCCAGACCGGATCATCAGCATGATCGGCAGCAAGTACATGTTGTCCGATGCCCAGAAGCAAAAGATCCGCAATCTGGCAGCCATCGAGGAACCCAAGGATTCTTTCGTGGCCGACATGGACCGCGCCGAACAGGAGCAAGCACAATGAAGATTCACAATCTGCAGCAGGGCACACCCGAATGGCACGCTTTCCGCGCCGAGCATCACGGCGCGAGCGAAGCCGCCGCCATGCTGGGCGTGTCCACGAAGGTCAAGCGCAGCGAACTGCTGCACATGAAGGCCACCGGCACGCCCCAGGAATTCAGCGACTGGGTGCGGCGAAACATCCTGGACTACGGCCACGAAGTCGAGGCGCTGGCCCGCCCGATTGTCGAGCGCATCGTCGGCGAGGATCTGTACCCGGCCACCTGCTCAAACGAGGACGAGGGCGGGAACCTGTCGGCGTCCTGCGACGGCCTGACGATGCTGGGCGAGCTCGTGTGGGAACACAAGCAGTGGAATGAGGCCCTGGCCGAATCTGTGCGCGCGGGCATGTTGCCCGAAGAGCACAAGCCGCAGTGCCAGCAGCAGCTGCTGGTGACGAAGGCTGCCAAGGTCAAGTTCGTTGTGTCGGACGGCACCGAAGAGAACATGGTCATGATGGACGTTCTGCCGGACCCGGAATACCAGCGGCGCATTGTCGCTGGCTGGGCGCAGTTCGACGAAGACCTGGCCGGCTATGTGCCGGAGCCCGCAGCAGAGCCCGTCACGGCCCAGGCACAGGGCGCCCTGCCGGCCGTCTTTGCCCAGGTGTCCGGCAGCCTGTCGGTCACGTCCAACCTGGATCTGTTCGGCAGCGCCTTGCGCGCCTTCGTCGATCGCATCCCCAAAAAACCCGAAACCGATCAGGAATTCGCGGACACGGAAGCCGCGTGCAAGCGCCTGAAGGAAGCCGAGGACGCCCTGGCGGCAGCCGAAACCCAGGCCCTAGCCAGCCTCGATGATGTTGCCGCCATGCAGCGCACTGTGGCCACACTGAAGGAGCTCGCCCGCCAGACACGACTGGCCAGTGAAAAGTTGGTCAAGGCCCGCAAGGAGGCCATCCGTACCGAAATCGTCATGACGGCACGCCAACAATTCAGTGCGTTCCTTGCCGGCTTGCAGGGTGAAATCCGGGTGCGCCTGCAAATCGGCATGCCGGACTTTGCTGGAGCCATCAAAGGTCTGAAAACGCTCTCCAGCATCAAGGATGCAGTCGGCACGGCCCTGGCCAATGCCAAGATCGAGGCCAATGAATACGCGGCTGACATCCGGGCCAAACTGGCGAAATTTGATGATCTGGTGCCTGCCGAATATCACGGCCTGTTCCGCGATCTGGATGACTTGGTGACGATGGCGCCGAATCATTTTGAGGCGGCAGTCGTGGCACGGGTCGAGCAGCAAAAAAAGACTGATGACGAGCTCCGTCAGAAGATCGAGGATGCGGCCAAGGCGAAAGCGGCAGAAGCCGCAGCAACGCCGACGCCCGCAGCGCCCACGCCTGCCGCGCAGCCGACGCCGCTGCATGGGGCGCACGGCGCCGTTGTCTACACGGCCCAGGGCCAGCCAGCAGCGGCCCCGACGCCAGCCGCAGACGAACCGGCCACGTTGCGCTTGGGCCAGATCAATGAGCGTCTAGCGCCCATCAGCCTGTCCGCCCAGGGCCTGGCCGATCTGGGCATCACGCATTCGGCGACCGACAAGGCGGCGAAGCTCTACCGGGAAAGCGATTTTCGGCGGATTTGCGCGGCGCTGATCGAGCGCATTGAGCAGTCCTGCAGCATGGAGGCCGCATAACGGCGGTGGGCGCCCATGTCTCAAGCAATCGCCCAACTCGTGATGCTGACGCTCAATCCGCAGATCGCCCGGCGGATCCGCAGAACGAAGTTCAGGCCGCCCAAGCCGCCGCGCGTGAGGCCCGAGCCAAAGCCAAAGCGCCCAGTCGGCAGACCGAAGATGCCCGACGAGAAGTGGGCTCAGATCAAGCGGCTTGCCGAAGATCCGGCCCTATCTTGCAACCAGATCGCCCGAATTGCCGGGGTCGCTTATTCAACAGTCACAAAATACCGGCGAGAGAATGGCCTGATCGGGCCTGGATCGCCAGGGGCGACGCTGGCGCAGGGGGGGGGGGCTGAGAATTAGGTAGCAGCGGCTCCATCGATTGCAACTTGTAGATTTGCCAAGGCTAGATCGGAACTGATGCGGGCCTGCCTTATCAGGTCTCGCGAGCGATACCATCTGTCCGTCCAGCCAACGCTGCATGGCCCTATTGACTCAACAATCGAACGAGTGCCAGACAAGGCCGCTTGCATTTCGAACAGGCTCCTTATCGCCGAATAATCGAGAAGCTTATCAATTGGAAATGACGCTAGCGCCTCTTGGGCGGTTTTAAACGAATCAGATCCCCCATTCTTGAAGTAATACTCGACTTCGCACGAGGCCGGCCCGACATACGGCACGCTTTTAATCAGGAAGTTGCCATGGTCAATGATCGCCCTTAGCGCCCATAAGGGCTCTCGACGCCGCGCATTCTCTGCAATGACATTTTGATATACAGCCAGGGCTACAGCAGCAATCACGGCCCCAACTGTCCCAAACGCAGTCATCACCTGAAGCCATTCGATCTCTGCCAACACCCCAGGCCTGATCGCCCATAGCCACCCGGCAACGCATCCGGCAGCGAACACAAGCGCCCATTCGGCGTAGCGCTTTCCATTGTCCATGATTCCGCCTCCTTTGTTTGGCGAAATCATACCCCCCAACCCCGCGCACCCAGGCCCTCGGCCTCGGATAGTCGCGCCTATACCAGATCAACGGGCACTCAAAGCCAGCAGCGGTCCCCCATTCCTGCGCTGCCTGGCTGCCCACCCATTGGAGATTGAGATGACCGAAAAAACTCAAACCGTATGGCATTGCAAGGTAGGCGTAATCGGCAGTGCAGTCCTCCCAAAAGGGGCTGACGCTCCGATGCGTCACGCTGTGCATGAAGCATTCAGCAAGTTAACGGCCCTCGACCCCGAGTTCATTTTCAGCGG